ATCATTGTGTACAAAGCTGATCAAGTATCACATGAATCGTTCAGCAACGATATTGAAATAGCCAACAGAGAATTTTTGTTGCCAAATAACCTGTTGGCACTGGAAGATCACCCTGATGATGTAGAAATGGTAAATGGAGTTTGCATGAATCAAGGCACTTATGCATTGGCACTGGTGCAAAACCTTGATGATCTCAATGCCAAAGCCCACCAGATGGCCAACAAAGGATTCTATGACACGTGGCCAGAAGCATACTTAAAACCATTATTTAAACACAGGAAAGATCCACGATGACATATTCAGTATACCAACACTGGGACCCATTGAAAGTCTGTGTAGTAGGACGCAGCTATGCACCTGAATTTTATTCTTGGATCACAGTGCCTCATGTGAGAACATTATTTGAAAAAATTGCTATCGAGACTGAGGAAGATTATCAAGCCATTATAAAAAAACTACAAGAGTTTGGTGTAGAAGTACTGAGACCTAATTTGCCAACAGATGCGTTTGCAAACGGAAAATATGTCCCACCACCGATGTGTCCGAGAGATTATATGGTGATGACTGGCGACAAATTTTACGAAAACTATAGTTTTGCTTTTAAAAAATCATACCAGAATGTCAAAGACTTGTCCTGGCCAGACTGTAGTTCAATGGAAGAGTTCGTATTGTTACCCAACAGTATACAACAAGAATGCAACATTAACCATTGGTTCAACGAATACCAAAAAATTTATTCCACATGTGATCATATTTTTGATCACATACGCCAACAAGGAAATACAATTAAGTCACACCATTATGACACAGACTTGTTAAACGGAGCACAAATATCACGCATTGGCAAAGATTTGTATTTTGGAACAAACTCTTATGATCAAGACACAACCAATTATAAAAAATTTATTGACCAAGAATTTTTAAACACCAGAAATCACATTGTCAACACCGGCGGACATGGTGATGGAACCTACTGTCCTGTATGCCCTGGATTAATCATAAGTCTTTATGATGTGCCCACTTACGCAAACACCTTCCCAGGATGGGAAGTAGTGTATCTTCCTGGGCAGAGTTGGAACAAAGTACAACCATTTTTAAATCTTAAACGTAAAAACAAAGGCAAGTGGTGGATACCAGGTTTTGAACATGACCAAGATGTAATTAATATTATTGAAAAATGGTTAGGACATTGGACTGGATATGTTGAAGAAACAGTGTTTGATGTCAACATGTTGATCATTGACCCTAAAAATGTTATGGTGTTTAACTACAACAAACAAGTATTTGATGCATTGGATCGATATGGTATTACTCCGCATGTAGTTCCGTTTAGACACAGATATTTCTGGGATGGAGGAATACATTGTGTAACCAGTGATCTTCATAGAGAAGGTGTGATGCAAGATTACTTTCCAGGAAGGAATCAATGACATATCAATTTGCCAGAATTGACCTCAGTAAAACTGAATATACACCTAGTGTACACTGGGAATATATCCAAGATCGCAGTGAAGATACATTAAAAAAATTAGATGATATCTACAGGACCTACACTATTTACAAACACTTTGCTAGTGTAATGCCTATGTTTCACAGTAGATATTTGGATCCAATGGCAGATGTCATTGGCTACTACGATAACAACAAACTTGTGGCATGGAGTTTGATCCGGCGTTTTGATAACCATAATGCCCTGTGCGATCAATTTGCATGGACATATCATCAACCTCGTTCAAGATTAGGAATTGAAACGATGAAAACAGAATGTGCTATCTACAAGGAGCGAGGATTTAAATACCTGTATCTTGAACAAGCACATCTGTACAAATCTGAAATTGATGGATTTGAAATAATAGGACCACTGGAGTAACAATGGATTTATACACAATTTGGGCAGACAAAGAGGGCGATATTTCTGACCTTGACTGGGTCAACGGAATGAAAAGTTTTTTTGATCATTTGATTGCTGAAGGCCGAATGGAAAGCTATAGAATCACAAGATGCAAAATGGGATTCCGCAGCATTGCTAACATGCCCGAATGGATGATCATCATGGAATTTAAAGACATGGCTCAGATGGACATGGCATTCAAACGAGTAGCACCGCTCGAAGGCGAACTCGAAGAGAAACACAAATCGTTTAATCAATTTGTCAGTGGCAACATACAGCATGCGCTCTTCAGAGACTGGCCTGATCAAAATCTATGAAATACACACTTTTTGCAGGTTGTTCATACACAGCCGGCGACGGATTTGAATTGAAAAAAACTGAACCGTCTTTGTGGGTTAATCAGGTATATCATAAATGTTTTTCGCACACTACCCAACTTAACGTGAGTCGAGGTGGCCGATCCAATGCAGGTATTTTTCAAGACACAGTAAAAGTATTATTAACGTATCCGGTTGAATATGCCATAGTCGAATGGACCAGTATGCCGCGCTATGAGTTAGAATTAGGTTTTGAAACTTACACTACCAGACAATGTTTTATGCCAAATCTCAAATGCCATACCCATAACTTAAATGATATAAACTACACCAGTGCTTATTTGACTTCAATTTGCGAGAGGTTTACATCACTGGCACACGATTACTACGAAATATCAAATCTTATTGAGTATGTTAATACAATTGTTAATCTTGCACAATTAACAAAAACCAAAGTCTTTTTTATCAATGGATTGTGTCCTTGGGACAACAATTTTTTTATTAAAAAAGAATCTGTGCTTCCATCTGAATATACCACGTATACTCAAAAACTATTAAACACCAACAGTCGAGATGATACCGAAGTGTTTCAGTTATACAATACCATGCATGATAATTTTATTAATTTGGGTGGCATACACGAACTACTATGGTTAAATTTATATAATTCGATGCTATCAAGCAAAATAGATGTAAACGATGATCTTGCTCATCCTGGCATTAACTCTAATAATCTTTATTTTGATTTATTTTCTAAGCTATTAACCAAACAACTACTTTAAGAACTTTGCGCTGCAAAGTTCTATTGATTTCACTTCGTTCATCAATTTTGTTTTTCTTTAGTATTATCTAGATTAACTGGTCACAATTCACCGTATGCACGGTGAACATGAAAAAGCATTATCTGAGTAGCCCAGTCATCTATCATAATGAGATTGCAGTTTCCTGCGCGGAGGCGGTTGACCGGTACCCCCTACTCAAGTTTCACATATCAACGGAACCCTAGTAACCCGACGATAAATCCAAGTTCTATGAGCACGGGTTGTATCTTTTTCATCAGAGCCCGAACCATTTGTTGCCTTAAGTTAGCAATTGCCTTTGACACCCAAAGTTCTAGACCGGGTATTGCACCGTTCCTCGATGGGGCTGGACCAACCATCCAGCACAGAGTCAGTAAAGCTGCCTATCTAAATTTTATTTTTTATGTGACTACCATGTATGCGGCACACAATCTGTCCGTTGTAGTAGTCGTCTGATTCTAATACTCTATGATTGAATTGTTCTCTAGCTTCTACATAACTGCATTCTGCTTTTGATTTACAATAAAATAATATTTCTCTTGTGAAGTTGTCGGCGCCTTGCGCTAGAATGTCTTTGTTGAGTTGGTCGTTTGATCCATAATATAGTTGCCAGTCTGAGTCAATCTTGCTTCGAATTCGTTTTTTCTTTTTGTTGCCGTTCTTTAATTTTACTACTTTGTATGAGGTTTTACTAAATTTTGCTAATTTTTTGCCTATGTACTTGCGACCAGAAAGATTATTTGTAATCAAGTAAACAAACCCTACACAATCTTCTGGTAAAGTCTCAATTGGAGCATTTTGATATAGCCAGATCATGTGTTGTGTGCGGGTTATCCTTGCTCTATAGTTATGCCTTGTTGTTGCCTGTTTGTGATTTTATGTTAGTTCTATTTCTCGTTGCCATTGTTGATCAAATGCTGTGCCCATACTGGTTTGCCCACACACTGCGGAACAGATAGGGTCCTGTGTAGGAATAGCATCAATATCTGTAATAAAGTCCTGTTGTCTTGTGCCTAACCAACAACAGGGTACCAAGTTGCCTTTTGCATCAATAAATGCACTTTTTTCTCTAAGGGCGTAGCAATTTATTGCAGTTGATTGTGTTTGAATTGGTTGCCATAAATTGCTACGCCCTTA